AGCGAGTGGTGGGCAGTGCGCTTTAGGTCATTACCGCCTGTCGGCAACGCTCGCCAAGACCGCAGCCACTTTTGCGTAGCGCCAGCGTCGGCGTACACGTCCAGATCAAACGCATACAAGCGACCGTTTTGGTAATCACCGATGATTGGATCACCGTTAAAACGAGCATGAGAGTTGCCACGGTGACGCTTAAAATCGCCGTTGCGATACCCAGCGCGTTCGTGCCACGCCCCTGTAGCCGCGTCAAACACCCACGTCGTGTCAGCGTTGGTAAAGTTCAACACGTAGAACGTGTGACCGTCCTGCTGATACGTGTAGCCAACTGCGTCGGCAAGGTTCCCGTAACTCTGGATAGCAAACTCAACCGCGTGCGTTGAGATACGAACGCCGGTATAACCGTTGGCACGGTATACAACGCCCTGACCCCGCGGGTCTGCGCCGAGCCAAAAGACGGAGTTGTCCATCTTGGCGACCGAGTACGGCGCAATACAGCCGATCTCGTTGTAGGCGCCTTGGATACGGGTGAGCGGAAAATCGGCATCGCCGGAGTTGTACCAGACCTCCACGGAGTTGGTGCCAAACAGCCACGCCTCTCGATGGTCAATGATCAGGGATACTAGCCCGTCTGGCGAACCCTCAGCGCTTGCAAAATCCAAGGGGTCAATCGACAGGCCATCTAACAGGCTTGTGACCCAGACACGTTGCGAATTGGGTTCATTGAATACGAAGTAACCGTCAAGGTAGCCAACCGTTACTGCACCCGGAAAGTCAGGGTCAGTAATTTGTTGGTATTCATTCGTTGCTGTGTTGTAGATGTATCCGTCAGGATTTGCAGCAATAAAAATCTGCGTGCCGTTATCAGTCATGGACACAGGCCCAGTGCCCGACACCAAACCAATGTACGCGGAGCCGCTTTCTAAAGAAATGGAATTGCCATTCTCTAACAGAATAAAGCCGCCACCTTCTAGCAACAGTTCATCGCCACCTACAAAATTGTAATTGGAGTCGAGTTTGTAAAACTCGTTACCTGAAACGACGTACAGGTAATTACCAAGCGACCACAAGCCACGGATAGGGCCGGACCCAACAGTTGTCTTGAGAGACAAACCGGGGCAGCGTTGCAGATAAGCAGGCTCCTTGCCCCCCTCGGGAATAACCTCCGGGTAAAGGTTCACGCATCGGTTATCCGCCGCGTTTACGGATCGAATAACGTAACTGCTTCCAAGTATGGGAGTTTTCATATTGCTTTTATGGTAAACTCATTCTCATGAGAACGAATGACCATATCCCTCTGGGGCAACTGAAAGAGTTTTTGCGTTACGAGCCGGAAACGGGTGACTTTTTTTGGCTTAAACACAAATATCAACCCAAATTGATTGGCAAAAAAGCCGGTTCCGCGACGAAGGCTGGGTATTGGGCTGTTGCTATTAACAACAGAAAAATACTTGCTCATCGTCTTGCTTGGCTGTACATGACCGGCGATTGGCCTAAAAAACATATTGACCATATTGATGGTCAAAAAAGAAACAATATTTTTAGGAATTTGCGTGAAGTTGATCGCTTTGGAAACCTTCAAAACCTTAAAGGCCCAACCAAAGCAAACAAAAGCGGCTTTCTTGGCGTCAGCCGCCATCAAGGCAAATGGAGAATGCAATTGATGGCAAACGGACGCAAAATCCGAAAAAGCGGATTTAACACGCCAGAAGAGGCTCATCAGGCGTACCTTGAGGCCAAGCGCAAGTACCATGCTACCTGCACCATTTAGAAGTTGCCCGTAAAGATGTTAAAGCGCGGTCGGTTGACGAGCAGCGCCGCAGGCATCGCCATCATGTCATCCGGGTTGTTGATGCGCTTCAAGTCGCGCTTGCTAGTCATAGCAATGCGCTGCACCTGCGGAGAAGGTTCGACACCAAACTCCGCCGCAAGTTCACAGGCCAAGTTAAATCGGAAAGCCCGCAGATACCCCGGCGGGAACGCCAAGTCGGTATCTAGCGCAGCAGGCTGCGTCAGCGGGCGCACCGACACAAAATGAAACTCCAGCACGCGAGTCGGCACTGGATACACGTAAATCTCCACGTTGGGGTAGGTCATGTTGACCCACATCAACTGCGGATACGTGGACGTTACGGTCTTAACGGCAATGTTGTTGTATTGCTCGTTGTTAATCAGTTTGATGCCATACGACACGTTGGTCGAGGCGTCACGGAAATAGGTAGCGTCATCCATCAGAATAGGACGCTCGGCTACAAACGTGCCGGTCGGTCCCATCGTGATAGTGCGGATGTTGGGCTGCCAGTTGTATACCTGGTCTTGGGTTGAATAGACCGCCAAACGCTCGGTACTCCACGAGTCGAGCATCTGGTTTAATGCGGTGAGGGCATCCTGCGAGGTGGCCGCAGAAGGGACTTCGCCCTCGGCCAACTGCCCGATCAGCCGCAACGCGCCGTTGATTTGATCGGCAGCAGTTGTAGCCATGATTTACTCCTTACGGCGGCGACGAGTTCTCAACGCATTATGCTGAGAATCCCCCAGCGCCGCCACATCTGACGACGCCGAGGGTTCAGACTCATCAGGATCAGAGGGGTCAAACTCCTCCCATCCTTGTTCCATATCTTCCCTCGCTTCCATCCACGAGATAGCGATCTTTTCCCCATGTCTGGGGTGGCGAAGGTAGATATTGGACATATTACGAGGCCAAGAGCGGTACGCTGTACCAAGTGGTTGAGTCGTAAGCAACCAACAACGTCGAGGTGTTAGCCGCGATGTCGTAAGAAGCGTTAGCCGACAGCGCGTTGACCGCATCACCCGAAGCCGGGTAAATCTTCAACGTCGCCGCCGCACCGTTCTTAATAATCACAACCAACCCAGCCGACGCAGCCGGAAGAACCACGCCCTTCGTGCCGTCAGCGGCGCTAACTAGCGTAAAACCAGCAGCAACCGCAGCCGCCGTGCCTTGGCTGTTACCAGCCGCAGCCACCGTAGCCGACTTGATGACCAACGAGCCAGAAGCCGTCACAGTCGAAGCCGAGACGCTACCCGCGCTTACCGCACCCGTAACCGACGCAGAAGCCGCAGTAACGGCCCCAGTGACGCTTACGCTCTCAAACTCCGGGTCCGCGAAGGCAACACCAATCGCCTGTGTATTAGGCATATCAATACCCCTTTAGGTGATGCCCCCGGCAGTGTTACCTACCGGGGGCGTTGCCATTACGAAACGCGGTAGCAAGTCCAAGTGCCGACGCCGGTCTTGCGGGCACGGAAGTGACCCGAAGTGCCGTTGTCAACCTGTCCAGCACCAACGAGCGTCCAGCCCGTACCAATCGCCACAGTCACGTCGTCCGTTCCTGCGTCAATGTTAATGACGAAGAAATCAAACGCGCTATCCACCTTCTCGCTCATTGAGGAAAAAGCCGCCTCAAGGTCGGCAACGGTCGGCAACGTCAAATCGCCAGCCGTTCCGTTGAAGGTGAAAAGGCCATTGACCAACTGAGCCGGGGTTGCCGTAGCAGCAGCCGTCAGCGCAGTCGGAGCGCTCTGCATGAAAAACAGCGGCTCACCAAGATTGCCATCGCCAATTTGATAACCGCCTGAACCATTAGGAAGTGCCATTTTTAGTTACTCCTTAAATTTAACCATTAACCCCAGAGGCGGACAGCCATCTGCGGACGGATCACCGAGTAGCCATACAGCACGTCGATACGGCACGGCATACGGTCGTTGTTGATGTCGTACTGACGAACAACGCGCATGGAGATACCGTTGTGGACCTGACGCGAAGCCATGTCAACGCCCTGCGGGAGCAGGAGGTCAGCCGTGGCAAACGCAATTGCGTCGCGATGGTACACGAGGTTCTGCGGGTACTGGCTCGAAGCGCCACCCAAGAAGGTGACAGCAGCAGCAGCCTGCGGGAACGAGTCAACCGTGGCAAGCGCAACGCTAGAGGTGTAGATCGCCGGGCTGATCTTCACAGCAGCGTAAGCACCAGCAACAGCCGTCACGTCCTCAGTGACCACGAACTGCTGGAGCGAGCCAGTTGATTCGCGGGTCTGCGGGTTGACCGAGTACACGTTAGCAATCGTGAACACGTCGCCCTTCTTGATGGTCTGCGTGCCAGTGCCGGTGATGGCAATGGTCGAAGTACCTTGGGCCGAGATCGTTGAAGTGACGGTATGCGCGCCCGTGCGGCTGCCGGTCGTGAACTGCTTGATCGACTGCGACATGGCAAGTTCGTCGTAACCGAGGATGCCTTCGCCCATCAAACCGCTCTTAAACTGCTTGCTGATCGTCGACACCGGGTTGAACAAGCCCTTCATGCCTTCCACAAGCGCGGCGTTAGCAGCCGGGTTCACGGTGGCGTAGCGGGGCGACATGCCAGCGGCGGCTTCGTTCAACTTCTGCTGCGCCTGCAACAGAACGAGCGAGGTGCCCGGAGTCGTGCCCGGAGTACCAACCGACTGGTAGATGCTGTTGAACGAGTTGGCAACGTCAGCGTCGATGCTGGAGGCCAACTGGCTGATACGCGGCTTCAGCACGCGCTCGGCAAAGTCGTCCAACTGCATCGTCATTTCGGCGGTCGTAAAGTTGACGCCGATGTGCTTCTGCGAAGCAACCGTCAAGGTCGTGAACTGCTCGTTGTCGTCCTGAACTTGCAGGGCGGCACCGTCGGTCACAAGAGCGCGGTCCGGCAGACGGATACGCAGCGTGGTGCCAATCTTGGCGCCTTCCACGGCATACGAATCGTCGTACTGACGGTTCACGTTGCGGGTGATCACAAGGTTGTTCTCAAGGATTTCGAGAGCCTTCCGAGTGATCATGTCAATAGTAAGAAGTGTATTAGCCACTTTCGTGTCCTCAAAAAGATGTTAGCGGTTACGCGCTTCCCACTGCTTAATCTGTCGCTGACGCTCGCGCTCAATCCACTCTGACGCACTCATGGCCGCGATGGACCGTGGGTCTGTCGTGTCGTAGACCGGAGCGCCAGTGCCTTTTGCCGTGACAGGCTTAATAGGCGGGGGCGCACTGGTAGTCTTTTTAACCGGGGCAGGACTGTCGGCCATTTTGGCCTCAATCTTCCCGATTTCCTTAGCCTGAAGGAATTGCGGTAAGCGGGAAATGCGCTCGGCTTCCTTCGGATTAGACCCCAGAAAGTAGGCTATATCTGGCCCCAATTCTGACGCCTGAATCGTCTGTGCCATCACAGTTGTGATCGGCAGTGCGTTGTTGTACGCGACTTGCTCGAAGTCGTCGTACTTGTCACGCGCCGCTTCTTCACGCTCGTGATACGCCTCTAGGAGAGCCATTTGCTCCCGCTCTGCTTCGCGTCGGGCGAGGAGTTCTGCTGCTTTGCGTTCGGCCAGAGCCTCAGCATAAGCCTCAGGGTCTTCGTCTCTGCTAGGCAGCGCGGCTGGCTCGGCAGGCGTTGATTGCGCCTTTAGAACCTGCTCTCTTTCCCAACTTTTACGCGCTTTCCTCAGCCTTCTATCAATGACTTTGTCCAAATCATCTTGTGTAAAGAGTTTTGGTTCAGTCTTCTCCGGCTCCGCTACCTCAGGGGTAGCATCTACGGTTTCCGGGGCTGCCGTAGCCTCGGGTTCCGACACGGCCTCTGCCGCTACAACTTCAGGGACTACGTTTTCGTCCGACATAAACTTCCTTACGGAAACCTGGTGAACCGCACCAGTACGGTCAAACTTTAACTTACAAGTTGCGCCCGTGCAACAACTATGCTCGGGTGTAGGTCATTTGCAGGCTAATTATGTCGCCCGCAGCAAAGGTAATTGGGCTGGTATTGGTTACGTTGCTGCCATTATTTAGTTGCAGCCCGACGCCAGTGTCGTTATTAACTGACACCGCCCCGCCGAAATAGTATGTCGAGGTGTTGTCGTCAAAAATGCGCCAGTTGCCAATGTACTGAAGCGCATTGGCATTGGTCGTAAACGGCAGGTCAAGCGTGATAACGCCAGCGCCAAAAGAAGTAGTTGACCCTACCGCTAGTGTGGCGTTAATCGTGACCTGCTTTTCGTCAACCGTATAAGACGCATTACGAGTACCGTTACCGAGCGTAATCGCCGATCCACCGGATTTCCAAACAGGGGTAAACGAAATGAATTCGTAATACCCAAACCGATTGGTAACGGTTGTGGAGGCTTCGGCGTAATTGCCCGTAACCATGCCCAGATACTTCTGGCGTTGGACGTTAAGGTTAGTCACCGTCACTTGGTCAAGACGGATACCAAAGTCCATTTGTTTGACGGCGCGGTCGTCAATAAACGTGTTGTTGGACATAAACAGCGATTCATACGCTGTAGCCAACGGGGCAACACCGCTCAATCCCACAGCAATACCTTGCGGGGTTGTGTAGCCAGTCGCATTAGAGCAGTTAAGAAAATAGTTGTTGCTAATCTCAACCGGCCCCATGCCATTCGTTGCGTTGATAAACGTCGCTACGCCCGTGCCGAATCCCGTGATGTAGTTATCACGAATGACAATGTTGCGATGCTCGTGATTGGCGTTGCTTTGTGGGCTTAACAAAATGCCGACCGACGGAACTGTTGCGCCGATCTTGGAGCAGACGTTGTTGCTGATCTGAACGTCTTTAATCTGACGAAACGCAGCAATCTGGAACGCCGCCTTAAAGGTTGGCGATGGGGAATACACGGTGTCATCAAGACCGACCGTGTTACCGTCAATCAACACTTTGCTAATGATGGATTCGCTGGCGGACGTGCGGAAGAAGTCCACCGCGTAGAATCCCATCGGCGAAAACGTGTTGTTGGAAATAACGATGTTGTCAGCGTCAGACGTAAGGTTGGACGCGACCCACATGCCTTGCCAGTAGTTGCTGACGTTATTGTTCACAAAACGCTGGTTAGCGCCGTGAACCTCATACGCCACAAAAGACCCGCTGTTGCCCGAAATGCCGTTCGGGAACATGGTGTCTGCGGTAAACGTATTGCCTTCGCACAAGACGTTATCTGCCCAAGCAAAGACACTGCTGTGATCGTCGGTGTCAATACCGTTGTTCTTGAACAGGCAGTTGGTAACAGTCCAGTTCTTGCCAAGGGTTACGCTGGCGGTATTGCTTTGCGCCATCACAACGCAGGACGTACCAGCGGTGTTTAAGAATTGGCAATTCTCAATACGGCAGTTATCAATTCGAGCCGCTACACCACTAATCGTGCCGGTGACGTGAATCATGGCTTGGTTGTAACGATTAAACGATGCCGGAGCAGACGGGCTGATACGGTTGTTCAAACCGTTCATGTCCATCGTCAAGCCATAAAATGAGACGTTGGAAAGCGGCACATTGGTGAAGAACAGCGCCAAACGCTTAGGTACCGAGGTCGTTGAGCAGTTGTTAGCCAACTTAATGGTTGCGCCAACGTCGCCCCACAGCGACATGCCGGACTTCATAATAAAGGCGCAAGTCATCTGCCCTTCGCCGAGCGGCGTGCCTTCCCAATCCTTCAGCGTAGCCGGGGTAACAAGATACGTACCGGCAGGAAAGTAAATGGTGCGGCCAGTAGAGGACACCGCGTCAATCGCGTTTTGGATGGCTTGGGTGTCGTTAGCAACGCCATCGCCTACCGCGCCATAATTCTTGACGTTGACAAAGTTGGCGCTTAATTCCGAAACCGTCGTGCGCTTGGTCACGCCGCCCTGGTTTAGCGGAATAACCTCTGTTCCGGTAAGCGGGGTGGTTGCAGCGGGCAGTTGCGAAATCTTAATGGTAGACATGTCTTACTCCACCCAAGGCAGCGGTTTAGCGGCAACGACCGGCACATCCGGCGCTACACCATCCACATCCTTCTCAACAAATTCCTTGTCCACTTGCGCCCAGACCCATCCAAGAACTTTGTCCTTAGTCAGATCGGCGTATTGCACAAACGGCACACCCGGAGGGCCGAGCGTCAGTTTGCCGCGCATGGTGTTGTTGCCGTAGCAAGCCCATGCCACAGCCGTTACAACGTCGTTGTCCGGCGTGACGTACAAACCCTCGACCTTCCAGTTAGCCATTAGACCGGCGCTCCCTCAACTTCCGTCCATGCCTGCGCGGTTTCGTCCCACGAATACATTTTACCGTCAGTTGGCATCGGCACCGGAGCCTGCCATTGGGCATCAGCGTCCAACGTCCACGACGAGTACGGCTGCGGCGCTACGAAAGCGTCAATGTCAGCGTGGTAGGCGTAGCCGATACCCGCGTAGTTCTTGCGAATCTTGCCGTTGTAACTGGTTTGTTTCCAGTTACCGCCGAGCAACTTTTGGCAGAACGCCACGCCAATGCTCTCAATCTCGTTGCCGTTAGCGTCAGCGGTATCATTGTTGTCTACAACGATGACGCGCTTAACGACGTTGTTCTCGTCCAATTCAGCAAAATGTGCCATAACCAATCCTCAATTTGGGCAAAACTCTTTAATTGTCGTATGGGCGCACAACGCCCTAGCCTGTTTATCAGTCCGTACATGGTACGCAGAAATGTGCGAGTAACCTAGTTTGGTTGCCACCCACACCCTTTTGTGTCCCATGTACACCCGTAGTATCTCTTTCCTCCAACTCTCCTTATCGGGCAGCACCGGATTTGGGTCGGTCTGGTACTGCTCGTAAGGCGAGTAAACGATGATCGGATGCATCATGCCTCGCTGCTGGATGTCGGCCTTGATGACGGGCAAGAAGGCTTCTGGCAGTTTGTGCATGAAGATTCCTAAATCCGATAACGCATACTCCGCATAAAACTGTGGAAAATCGTTACGCTGCGCCTTGAGTATTCTCAAGATGCAACGCCGTTAAACTGCTCTCGTCCCCGACGTATCCCACCGGGAACGTATTAAACGCCAAAGACACACGATCATCGCCCTGCACGGTTTCTACCATGTGCGTCAGGCTTGACGGAAACAGCATCAAATCGCCAGCGCCAACCTCAAACCACCACGAATCGCTGTTGTAGAGGTTGTAGTTGTCGGTCGGCAGTTTGATCTGCTGGTAACCGTCTTTGTAAAAGTAAATCTTGTCTCGCTCGCGGGCAGCCTTGAGGTACAGCACCCCAGACACAAACGAATTGGGATGCGCGTGTTTGTGGTGGTACTGACCGGCCTTGGTGTAGTTCAGCCACGATTGCGTCAGGCGCAGCGTAACGTCGTGTTTTGGCGCGTAGATGGAGCGCAGATACTCGTTGACGCTGGCCTCGGCAAATGCCTTGAGGCTTGCCATCGTGTCGTGCCGCAACACATAGCGGTCATCGCTTGTCGTGTTACCCATGTTGCTGTGCATCGGCTGCTCGTCTACGAACGCCAGTTCCTCGGCGGTGTAGTCCCGCCCGAGTTCAAACTTGGCAACAGCCGTGGGGAAAAGGTTGTATGTAATCACGCAACCGCCTGTTCAATTTGGCTGACGTAATCGTCAAACGCCTTTTGCTGTTCGGGCAACAGGATTGTCGGCACCGCGTCCTCAAGTTCTTTGATCTTTTCCACCGTAAACATAATCTCGTCCCACGACGGCTTCGGGCGCGGGTCTTCCCAGCGCGTGATCTCGCGGTTGCTGATCTCCCACTTTGCACCGGGACGCAGCAAGTGCATCGCCGTATCAATGCCCATCAGTTGATAAGTTTTCATGTGAAGTTGACCTTGAGAATTACGATGCCAGAGCCGCCTGCTGCGCCTACCGTATTAGCAGATGACGCAAAGCCGCCGCCACCACCGCCACCGCCCGTGTTTACGGTTCCTGCTACTGCGGCAACGCTTGGGTTTACTGCATAACCAGCGCCACCACCACCGGAACCACCGGGCGCTGCCCCTCTGCCCGGATCGCTGGGAGTATCAGTACCGCTTCCACCACCGCCGCCGCCTGCGTATGTAACTGACGCGCCTGAAATTGTGGACGCGGTTCCGTTGCCACCTATCCCACCATAAGGCGCAGTACCAGATGATGCAGTTCCAACTGCTGAAGCACCGCCGCCGCCTGACCCTCTATAGGTTCCAGATGGAGCAGTTCCCGAAATCACCGCGCCAGTACTTGAGCCGCCATTGCTGCCTTGAGACGGCGAAACAGAAGGGGTATTTCCACTACCGCCAGTTGAAGCAAAACGACCGGCACCGCCACCGCCAGAACCACCGTTCAAACCATTACGAGAATCGCCTGCCCCGCCACCCCCGCCGCCGGTTGATGTAATGGTGCTAAATACAGAATCAGAACCAACGCCGCCATCAGTTGCCCCGCTTGTTCCCGGCCCTCCTGATGCTGCGCCTGCTGCACCGCCGCCACCAACCGTAATTGTATATTCAGTCCCAGCAGTAATGCTTAACGCAGTTCCGGTTCTAAAACCGCCTGCGCCGCCACCACCGCCAAAACGAGAGCCACCTCCACCTCCACCCGCTACAACGAGGTAGTCAACGCTGACCGCACCAGCCGGTGCAGTCCACTTCTGCGATGACTTGAAGGTGAAGATTGTGGCAGAGCCGATGTC